ACTCAATTGCAGCACCTTCGTCTTTGACGGGGGCAGCAGAAAAGCCTGACAACTTAGTTTCTTCTTCAAAAGAACGGTCAGAAGTCTCAGATTCAAAGATTTCTTTATGTTCTTCACCGTACTTAGCGTACTCCATTCCGAACAAAGCGTTCAGTCCGGGCAGGAGTTCTTTAAGTAATTGCGCTCTTGAAATAGCCATTTTACCTTACTCCCTATGTACCAGTGGTGTTGCTAAATTGATGCCCTGCGTTCCACTTAACATACGCTTCCGTAAATCCGCCAGAAGAATTCTTGGTTTCTTCAACCAAGGCAACAATGCGGAAAGGAAGTGTATTAGTAGAAGCAGACGTGTCTAAAATAGCACCAGCGGAATTACCTGTTACGGAACTTCCAGTGTTGTCTACTCCAGCCACGTTAGCGCCAATGTCAGTGATAGCTAAATCACCAACGGTGGTGCCAGACGACACAACCACGGCTTTGAACAATACATCCGTAGCGTCACACACATATGCTTGGATATCTGAAGCAGCGGTGCTGGCTGGATAGTTTTGTCGAAAAGTCACTTGGGAAGTGCTTGGATCGGTGTAAGTTACACCCATGAAAACTCCGATAGGAGTCATAGCAGCATCGAACGTATCACGCTCGACAGTGCCGCCAGCTACCAACTTAACAGCGTCACCATAGAAGATACTCGTCGCATAGCCGCTAGCTATACCGTATTGACGAGTTGTACCTACGTATGGAACACCACTAAGCAGCTTCACCGGCTTTAGCCCATAGGGGGCATCGACTGTTGGATAAGCCATGATGTTAACCTCTTAACAAAAAGTTTAATTACCTTTACCAAAATTGGTAACTTTTGTAGTGCGCTCGTTGAACAAAGGCATACGAGGATCGTTTTCGCGCATGAGGTTGTTGTCTACAGAATGCATCTGCGATCTAGTTTGGTTTTCGTAATAATCATTACGCTCCTTAACTAGCTCTATCGGAGCCTTACAAAGCAATAGGCCACCTTGCAATATATTACCTTCAAATCTTTCGTCTTTGTCGGTTAATGCAAACTCTGGGTGATCTTCAGCCTTAACTGGCTCCCAACCTTCACGTAATTTTGAGGAAACATTAGTGGCGTCTGTTTGACCTTGAGTAGATACACGCACCCAACGGAACTCATAACCATCCTGCGGCTCTGGCGAAGGTAATACCTCTGGCCGTTGCCACGAACGCTTGCGAGTAGTCGTATCGCGGGTCTCGCTATCTCTCTTAATTCTGTTTTCAGCCATTATCCATTCCTCATTTCTTGTGCAACCTGTCTGGCGTATTCCTCAAGTGGGACTCCAAGTCTTTTTGCGAGAGCTACCTGTGTATGCGTTAGTGTCACCTTTTTGGGTGCTGTGCTCCGCGTAGCGGGGGCAACCACATTCGACTGTCGCTTTGGCTTAGATTCCTCAACTGTCAGATCCTCGAAATTTTCGGGGAATATCTGTCGCATACGAACGTTAATGCGCTCGTAGTATTCGTCACTCGTAGGGCTTACGCCCTCTGCTACAAGTTTGTGGTGCAAACCTACAGCTAAACTCGTCATTTCCGGGTCACTATCGAACCAAGGGTTATTATCCCTCCACTCTTCTGCGCGAGTGTCACGAGGTATAGGTTCAGCAACTTCTCCGTTTTGTACCTCAATCTCGTCTTCCTGTAAAGAAGGCACTTTGAAGTTGTTTAGTTTGTCTGTTTTTAGTTTGGCGCTAGTTAGATCTTCTTGCGCTTCTACAACACGATCCGCATCACCTGCTTCGTATGCCTCTTTATACATACGTTTTGCTTGCTCAAGATCTGCTGTCGCATTTTTCTTAGCTTGCTCAAGCAATGCGGTTTGGTTTTTGTTGACGTTACCTTTCAGTTCCTTGTTCTCATCAACAAGCTTCTGCGTTAAGCGTTCTAGTTCTTCTCGCTCTCTTTGCGCCGTTTCTTTAGCGCGGCGTTCGTCATGGTAGCCTTTACTGAAGTGTTTAATTCGCTGACGTACTTTTTCAGAGTAATTTTCCAACTCCTCATCTGTAACTTCAGTCGGTGGCTCAGATGGCTTACGGTTACGATCAGCCTTTGGGGTATCATCAACGACTTCAATATCAATCTCTTCCGCTGAAGGCTCCACTTCTGCGTCAGATTTATCAGAAGTATCTGCGTAGTCGTCGGCGGTTTTGTTACCTGATATGTCGATTTCAACGGCATTAGAATTTTCCACATCTAAAATATCATCTTTCTCTTGGTCATCAGGAAAATCAAACTCTACTTTTTGGAACGGCATGTTCTACTCCTTATGCTCGTGATACGCCACGGGGGTCTGCTACAACAGCTTCAACAGAGTCATCGTTCATCAAACGATACTCTAAGCCATCAACCTTGAACCTTGTGCCAGAATTAGCACGAAACATTACATAGTCACCTTGCTTACACCAAGGGCCAGTAGGGAATCGTTCAGCGTCGCCATAGGCTTGGTCACCCATATCCACTACAAGTCCAATGATGGACATGACGTGTTCTTGGTTTTTTTGCGTATCCGTCTTTAGCAAGTCAGTACCGTCAAAAGTTTCCTCCACTTGCGGTAATGCAATCAGCACTCTGTACCCAACAGGCACAGGTAGTTGTGCTTCTGCTACTTCCTCTTCCGTAGTTATTGCTTTTGCAATATCAGTCATCTCCATACTCCACATTACGCGAGAGGTCTTCTACATAGCCCAGACAGGTTTCGAGACCCCGAATTAAACCTGTGGTTTCCTTGTACATGGAGAAGTCTTTAGCTCCCCCACCACCTAGAAATTGTAGTGCAGAGGCTCTATCAGCCTCGATTTTTTCTCTTAGCACGTCAAAGACGGTTTTAGCCATTATTGGCCTCTGTTGTTATTAGAATCTTTTATGGTTTTTAGTAAGTCGAGGTCTAGCTTCGTACTGTCTTTGCGACGGTCTGCGGCTAGCTTCGCTCCTATTTTTTGTGCATCAAGCTGTAGCTCTTGCTGCTCAATCTTTAGCTGCTCTGCATCTATTAGCGCGTCTGCTTGGTTCTTCTGCGCCTTTAGTTGTAGCTCTTGTTGCTTATACTGAGCATCTGCTTGATCTTTAGCCGCCTTACGCTGCGCCTCTTGCTGCTTGATTTGTAGTTCAGCTTGTTGCATTTGCACGACGGGGTCTTGCGCCTTCTGTTGTGCTTGTTGTTGCGCGGCTTGCTGTTGATGTTGTTGAGTAAGCTGCTTACCCGCGTCAGCCACCAGCCTAGCCAGTTGCACTTCTACCTGTTCTGGTAGTTCTTCGTTCGGTGCAGGGAGCGGTACACCCAGTTTCTCTTCCATTTGCTTGCGGTAGCGGAAGCCAATGTGTTCTGCGATATGCGCCTGTAATGCCGCCATAATCGGCTTCGCTTGGGGGTTTTGCCCAATAGATTGCATAATCATTGGGTCTTGCATAAACGCCATGTGAGCAGCTATGTGGGCCTCGTGGTCTTGATAGATAAACGCCTTCATTGGTTTGCCAATAAGAGCGTCCATGTTTTCGCTGACCGGATCGGTAGGCTTCGCATCGCTGTCTATCGGCACGAGCTTGTCTGCGTTCTTGACGCCCAACACTTCAATCATCTGCCTGTGTAGTTGTGGCAGGTCATATATCTGTGGGGCTGACTGCGACATCTGCAACACCGCTTGGTACTGCACAACACGCTGGGCCATTGTAGAGCTGTTCGGGTCACTGACAGGGATCACATCCACCATCATGTAATCTGCTACACGGGCGGTTACTTCGCCCCGTAACGGTTCATACGCATACTCAGCGGGGGCATACTCAGCCATGATCGCTTTGAGCAGCTTGAACTCCTGCTTCATAGCGTAGTGAACACGCGCCTGTACCGCAGCCATTGGCTTTAACGTGCGCTCTAGTATAGCTAGAGTCGTCCCTACAGGAGCGTTAGAGGACATGTCACTAACATTCATGTCGCTGATAGCGCCTAGCCTACGGCCTTCTGTAGTGATCTGATTGAGTAAAGCAAGCAGGGTCTGGCTTGGCTCCTTGTATGGGAGCGTCATAATGTTGTCGCGGATACTGCCTGACGGCACATCTACATCCTTGAACTCTCCCGGCTCTATCGGTACATCATCACCCTTGATGCGTAGCCCACGAGCTTTTAGACCGCCCGGAAGGTTAGACAGCGTGCCAGCGTCTACAAGCTGCCGTATGATGGATGTACCTGCTTTAGCGTACCCCCCTATTATGTGAATCAAACCTAGTCCGTAAAAGCCAAATCCCGGCACGTATGCGTAATGCACGAAGTGCTGTCGCTTCAACATCAGCGAGTCTTCTTCGTTCCAATTACGACGGATAGCCAATACTTCCTGCGAGCCACGTTCAACGGTGACGACGTAAGGTTTAGCTATCTGGCTCTCTTCATCGCCGTCTTCTTCATCTACACCGTCAATCACTAAGTCAGCGTGAATCTCGTACACAGCGTAGCGGTCATCGTCAGTTATTGAGTAGCCACCCTCTTCAGCTTTACGCTCTTCTATATCTGTGTGGTACGGCTGTGGGTCGCCAAGCTCTACGTCTCGGTAGAACCCCGCTGCCTGTAGCTTTTTAATGTCGTTCTTAGTCTTACGCATGATGTGCGTAACACGTTCTGCGCTCTCTATATTAGACGCGCCATACGGCACAACTACATCTTCTGCTGGTATATACAGGGCTACCTGCCTACCAAGGTTAGGATCAAAATAAACTTTCTTGAACGCACTACCAGCCAAGCCAAGGCTGTATAACAGGCGTTCATGTTCGGGCCTGTACTCCACCATGCGCTCGGTGAGTTCGTAGTTCATATCGGCTTTTACGCGCTGTGCAGCTTCTTCCTTGTCCTTAGTTTCTTCTCCAAGGACTTTTACCTTTACAGGGCCAGCGGCGGGAAACGTCTCAGACATGGTTTCTGCTTGGAAGCGTATGGCTGCTTCAGCAAGAACTGTAGAGTACACACCACACGCGCCTTCCCAAGGTTCCGTGCGCTCTTCATACTTAAAGCCCAACACATCAAGACCCTTAACGAAAGTATCTGCCCAGTCCTTGCGGCTGTGTATGTCGGCTTCAACCATACCGATGAGGTCATCAGCTAGCCCGTTGAGATCGCTCTCCTCCATCGCTTCAGCAATGTTGTCGCTGAACTCAATCATATCGGACTCAGTAGCGTCAGGAACCAGCGTAATTTCTACGCTACCGTCGCTCATTGTCACCATCTCTGGATCTACAATCTCAATCTCAAGCGCACTTTCTCTTGCGGCCCCTTCTTCGATGCCTTCGGGCGCTGCATACAAACCTTTTTCAATAGCCATAATAAATCTCTAGTAGTAGCCGCTTCCGCGTCTCTTAAAGTACCGCTGTTCTTCAGGCTCGTCTGTCGGTAAGCGTATGAACCCTCCCTGCCTAAAGCGCATAAGCGCCATGACCGTGGAGTCAACCAAGTCATCGTGGCTCATAAATGGAAATCCCGCGATTTCTTCGACTACCTCTTCTGCCCACCTCGTTTCAGGAACCCAGCATATACCACTTGCTACAATATCTGCTACCGAGTTTAGTCGTGCCAGTTTGTCTCCTGACCCCCTGTGCGGCGTGTACTCAGATACGGGTAAACCCATACGACGCATCTCTTGATACAGCGCCGTACCTGCTGACTTCTTCTCCACTATGAACGCATCTGGCTCCCACTCAGCGTACTCCTCCATTGCTAGATCTTTCAGCTCTGGAAACTCTAGACGCTTCTTTATACTGTTGAGCAACACGATGTTGTACGCCTCTACGTCCTCATTCATAAACACACCCCACGTAGTGAGTGCTGTGTAGTCAGCGCGGTTGTGTGTCTCTGCTGCTGCGTCCAAGGACATGATTATGTACTCGCACTGGGGCGGCTCTTCGCGCTCCCACACCTGCCACCAATCTCGTTTTATGAGTGCGGCCTCTTCTGCGGTAGGTTCTTGCTGATACTGAGCGTTCCACTGAAATGTGGGCATGGACGCTTTGGTTCGCAGTAGGGCGTCTAGCCCAAAGAACTCAGGCCATAGCGGTTTTTGTGTGTATTCGCCTGTTTCTTCGTCTTCTATGTCCAAAATTGCAGGAAATTCCACAATATTGTACTGATCTGCTAACTCGTTATGGCCCATATCCTTGGTTACGCGCCCAGTTAGGTCATCCATGTGCCATCTGG